GGAGCAGGTGCTGCAGGAGCGGTATCCGGGCCATGAGGCAACCGCCGTCATGACCCGCGCCGACCAGACCATCGGCACGACCACGGTGTCTGGCTGGGCGTCGGAGGTCGTGCAGACGGCCTATGCCGACTTCCTCCAGGCGCTGGTCGGCATGTCGATCTATCCAGTGCTGCGCAGCAAGGGTATCGGCCTGTCGTTCGATGGCGTCGGTACGGTCTCCATCCCGAGCCGTACGGCCGGCGGGGCGGGCGGTGGCTTCGTCGCGGAAGGGTCGCCGATCCGCGTTGGCCGCATCACCACGGCCGCCACGACCATGACGCCGAAGAAGCTGGGCGTGATCGTCCCCTTCTCGCGCGAGTTGGCGAAGCGCAGCACGCCGACGATCGAGGCGCTGGTTCGCCAGGCTATCCTGGAGGACACCGCGGCCATCCTCGATGCGGCCATGCTGGACGCCACGGCGTCGAGCGCGGCCCGGCCGGCCGGACTGCTCAACGGCGTCTCGGCGGCGGCGGTCGGATACGGCGGTGGTGACTACGAGGCGGTGTTGGCTGACTTCGCCGCCCTGCTGGCGCCGTTCATCGCAGCCAATGCGGCCGACAACATCACGGTGGTGATGAACCCCATCCAGGGGCTCAAGCTCGCCATGATGCCGGCGCCGCTTGGCAACCCGGGGTGGTTCACCGCCGTGCGCGAGCGCGTGACGATCGTGGAGTCCACCTACGCGACCGCTGGGCGCCTCGTGGCTCTGCGCAACTCCGACTTCGCCACCGCGACCGGCGATGCGCCGGAGTTCGATGTGTCCGAGACGGCGGTCGTCCATATGGAGGACACCACGCCGCTGGAGGTCGTTTCCGGTACTGGCCCGACCACGGCCGACCCGGTTCGCTCCTTCTGGCAGACCGGCACCATCGGCATCCGCATGATCCAGGACGTGTCTTGGAAGATGCGCCGTTCCGGCATGGTGCAGTGGATCGACGGCACCTCCTGGTGATCTCGCGAGGGGCTGGAAACGGCCCCTCGCTCCTGCCCCTGAACAACCCCAAATTGAGGATCAAATCCTATGGGCCTCCGCCGCTTTGCGGTGACCGCCACGACCGATGGGTCGGGCGACTGCACCGCGTACAGCCCCTTTCTGTCGGGCTATGTCCACCAGATCCAGTACGTCAAAACCGACTACACGGACGGGGTCGATTTCACGATCACGTCCGAGACGACGGGGCAGACGCTCTGGACCGAGGCCAACGTCAACGCCGCTGCCGTGAAGGCGCCGCGGCAGGCGACGCATTCCACCGCTGGCGTCGCGGCGCTGTATGCGTCAGGCGGCACGGCGGTGAACGACCGCGTCGCCCTCGGCCGCGAGCGCGTGAAGATCGTCATCGCCGCTGGCGGCGCGTCGAAGACCGGCGTTTTCTACATCACCGTGGATGACGGGAAGTGATTGAGTGGGGCGGCTTCGGCCGCCCCATTTCTGCGTCAATGGAGGGGCCGATGCGCGCGACATGGTATGTGCTTGACGACGGCGCCTTCGTGGACCCGAACGAGGTTGCGCCGGACGACGCAGGCGTGCTGCGGCACAAGAGCGGCATCGCTGTCGCCATCGGCCCGTATGGCCCGCGCTCGCGCGGCGTGGATCTGTCCGAGGTGGCGAAGGCTGCGCCGTCCGCGGCCGACCGCCAGATGAAGGCCGCGGGCGGCGCCCGGTACAAGACGCGCTGAGATGGCCAACTGGCTGACCCGCGCCTTCCGGTCGCTCACGCGATCGGGTGAGGGGCAATATCGCCCCGGGCCCTATTTCCTGTCCGATGGGTGGCTGTCGGCAAGTGCGGGACGTAGCCTCAACTGGTGGCAGATGGGCGAATCCCTTCAGCCCTATGGCGAGTGCAGCGCCATGGTCGAGGCGTGCGTCTCTGCCTACGCCCAGACAGTGGCGATGTGCCCCGGCGATCATTGGCGGAAACTGGAGAACGGTGGGCGTGAGCGCGTCGCGGGCTCCGCTCTGAGCCGGGTCATCCGCCGGCCGAATGACTACCAGTCGATTTCCGACTTCCTGCTGAACCTGACGCGTCGGCTCTACTCGCATGGCGAGGCGTTCGCGTTGGCAGCGCGAAACGAGCGCGGCGAGATCGCCGAACTCCACATCATGCGAACAGGCTATGCCATGGTCGCGGACGACGGGACGATCTTCTACTCGCTCGGCGGCAACGAGGTGGTCGATCGCCGCTTCGATTTCACCTATCCGATCCCGGCGCGCGACGTGCTGCACGTCCGACTTCATACGCCGACCCACGCGCTGAAGGGCGTCAGCCCGATCATGGCGACGACGCTCGACCGGGCGCTTGCCGGCGCGGCGCTGAGCCAGCAAGTCGCGTTCTATCTCAACCAGGCTCGCCCGTCCTTCATGCTGGAGACGGACCAGCAACTGACGAAGGACCAGGCGCTGCAACTGCGCGCCAGTTGGGATGAGCAAACAAAGGGCGAGAATGCGGGCGGCACACCTATTCTCGCCTGGGGCCTGAAGGCAAAGGCGGTCACCGGCTCTGCGAATGACGGGCAACTCGCCGACATGCTCAAGATGTCGGAGCAGAACGTCGCCCTGGCATTTCGCATTCCGCTTCAGATCCTCGGCATCGGCGGGACGCCGTTCGCCTCAACCGAGGCGCTTATGTCGTCGTGGAAGGCATCGGGCCTCGGCTTCGCGCTGAACCACATCGAAGAGGCGTTCGGCCTGCTGTTCCGCCTGCGTGGGATGCCGGATGAATACCTCGAGTTCGACACGAAGGCGCTGCTGCGGTCGAACTTCAGGGAAATGATCGAAGGCCTGGCGCGCAGCACGATCAGCGGAATCCATTCGTCCGACGAAGCGCGGAACGAGTTGGACCTGCCCGTCACCCCGGGCGGTCACGGCGCCATGCCTCGCGTGCAACAGCAGGTTGTGCCGCTGAGTTACGGGTCAGAGATGAAGCCGCCTTCGCCAGCCGAGGCAAGCGCGCCGGCTCCTGCGGAGCCAGAGCCGGAAGAGGATGACGATGCCCCAACCCGAGGCTTCGCGGATTATGACCGGCAATTCGATGCGCTCCTTGCAGGCTCAGCTGAACGCGTTCACTGACGCGGCTGCGGCGCGCGTTGTGCGGGTGATCGATGGATTGCAGCGCGACGCCGCCAGCGAGCGCGCGGTGCGCGATTCGGAGCATCGCGCGGTCCTGGCCGAGTTGCGCGAGCGCATTTCCGCGGTGGCGGAGACAGAGCGTAGGCTGAATGAGCGGCTAACTTCGCTGCGTGATGGTCACGATGGGCGAGACGGACAGGACGGCGCAGCAGGCCCGGCCGGCCCCGCAGGCGAGCGTGGAGAGCGCGGCCCGGCGGGAGAACCCGGGCCGCAGGGTGAGCGAGGCGAGCAGGGCGAGATCGGGCCGAAAGGAGAGACCGGCGCCGAAGGCCCTCCCGGCCAACTGCCGGCGGTTCGCGCTTGGACCCTCGGTGCACTACCGGGGCGGCGTTGTTACGCACGCCGGGGCGGTGTGGCAGGCGCTGCGGGACACTGGGCGCGCGCCGCCCCATGAGGATTGGATCTGCATTGTCGCGGCGGGAGCCGACGGCCGTTCGATGGCTGTCCGCGGGACATGGAGCGAGGCCGGCGCGTATCGCTATCTCGACGTGGTGACGCGGAACGGTGGCTCATTCGTCGCCCTTCGAGACAACCCCGGCCTGTGCCCCGGTGACGGCTGGCAGGGCATTGCGGCGCCGGGCGGGAAGGGCGACCGCGGCGCGCCTGGCGACCGCGGGCCAGTCGGGCCGCCGGGCCCGGCGGTGCGATCCCTGGAGCCAGACGAGAATGGCGTGCTGACGCTCACCAACGCGGATGGGTCGAAGGTCACTGGCGATCTTTATCCGCTGCTCAGCAAGATCGCGCACCGCTGATGCTGACCATCATCACCCCGTCCGCGTCCGATGCCTTGGTGACGGTCGATCGCGTGAAGAACGAACTGTCCCTGACCGGGGGCGACGTAGACGCGCGCATCGAGGATCTGATCGGAGAGGCGTCGGCGCTTCTGGCGGCCTACTGCAACCGCGACAGTTTC